CAATACCTTTAGAATGGTTACCTCCGCCAACTTGATCAACAGCTGCTTTAGATAACATAAACTCACCGTTACTTGCCATTACTGGTATTAAATCATCTTTTGGACCACCTGGACCCCGTATATCACCGCCATTTAACATAGGGTTAGCAGCAAACATTCTTCTATCTAATACGCCGTCGACTTCGCCTCCGTTCCTATATTGTCTATATTCAAACGGATTAACGGTTGTACCGCCGACTCTAGTTTGTTGAATTCTTCCTGCTTTTGGAACGACACTACCTCTTGAACGAATTGATCCAGATTTTTTATTACGACCTGTAAGATTATCTACGTCAGCTTTAAAATCAGATAATGAAGCCATATAACCACTTAACTCATCAAATGTATCCATGGTTTTTTCTAATCTTTCTTGTCTTCTTTTACGTGATTGCGTATATTCATCGTCCTTATACACAGGTTCTGGAATTTCCATAGAAGCGTCTACATCTTCAAAAACCACCTCTTCAAATAAATCGTCTTCAAATAAAGTTTCAAGACCTCCACCCTCTTCTGCGTACACAGGACCACCGTACATCATTTCTTCAGGTTCTTCTTGTTCTTGTTCTTCTTGTTGTTGTTTATACATCTCGTCTAAAAGAGCGTATTCGAAAGGAGTGATTTCTAATGATTCAAGACCTACAGGAGCGTATTCTAATCCACCACCTGTTTGCGTATCTGCTGACGCAGTGCCGCCTACTCCCCCGCCTCCTTTATCACCGAAGGCACCTTTAAGCTTACTTGCTGAATCAGCAAAAGAAGCTATTGCTGCAAATGTTTCTAAAACTGCCATTTTAATTTCTGCATAATGTTTTCCAGTATGGTTTTAGCGGATAAAGCCGTTCCCGAAGGCTGCAGTAAAGAACTGATAAAATGATTATACTTCATGATTATTGACTGTGTATATATTTATTGGTTTTTCTTTTCCCTTTACTTTTATCGGTTTTAGTGGTTTAAGTTCCATTTGTGTTTGTGAAGCTGTATTTTCTGTTATTACTATATCTTCTCCAACTTCTTTACAACTGCTTTCCATCCTAGCCGCAGTGTTTACAGCGTCACCAATCGCTGTGTAATCAAAACGTGTATCACTGCCCATATTACCAATTACAGCGTCGCCTGTGTTTAATCCAACTCCGATCTCTATTCCAATACCTTCTTCTTTTATAAGTTGTTGCATTTCTACAGCCGCAAGAACCGCCTTATGTGCGTGGTTTTCTAAATCTAAAGGTGCATTAAATATAGCCATCATTGCATCGCCAATATATTTATCCACCATTCCTCCATGTTTTTGTACTACTTTTTGTTGAATAGTAAGTGCTTTATTCATAATTAAAGTAACTTCTTCTGGGGACATAGTTTCGCTCATTGCTGTGAACCCTCTTACGTCTGTAAATAAAAAGGTGCAGTACCTTTTTTCTCCACCTAGTTTTAATAATTCAGGATTGTTTTGTAATTGTTTTACTTGACGCGGGTCTAAATAATGTTCGAATTGTTTCTTTATAAGCTGTCGTAATTTAAATTGTGTGCGGTAATTTATATAAAAAGCTGTCGTTCCTGTCAATATTTCAGCTATTAATGTCCATGTTACGTCTATTAATAACCCATTTTTTATTAAATAAAGCCCAGAGAACGCAGTTAAAGAGGAAATAAAGGTCGCTAATACTACTCCAGAGGTTATTCCGAATACGTTTAAAACTACCCATATAAGGCTTATCGCTACGGTAAATATAAGAAGCTCTACAGCTAACGCATAATCAGGTACATATGGGCTGTTTTCTATAAGAATACTTTCTGCTAACGCTGCTTGTATTTTATGGGGCTCAAGAAGCCCAACAGGGGTCGCTAACTGCGGCATAATACCTTTAGCGGTAAAACCTACAAATACAAATTTGTTTTCTACATTCATCTCGCGTAACGTGGTCTGTGGTGTATCTACCCAACTAACCCATTTTCTACCGTAAGAATCTACAGGAACAGAAGGTAAACCTTTACTCGTATTTCTTCTAATCCGTTTTCATTCGTTTTAATAACGTAGGTATCTGCTCCAGCTAATATCTTTAATACCTCAGTCCCATAAGAAGGAACCCAACCATCAGGTGTTCTTAATAATAAAGGTAATCTACGCACTAACGAATCAACTTCAGGTCTAGCTACTGCAATACCTTGTGATGCATTTTGTTTTAAAGCTTCTATATTTTGTACAACACCCTGTGCTTGTATACCTCCGATATCTTCACCTAAAATTACTGTTCCTGTTGTAGGTGGGTAATCGTCTGTATCGTTTTCATACATAGCTAAAACACTAGGTGCGAAACCTAAAGCTTCTGTAAATTCAAAATCTCCTCCGAAGCGATCAGGTTGTGGAAAAGCTATAACCCAGCCAACACCTATGGCTCCTTGTCGTAACAAATTTATTTGTATTTGTGCTAAAGTTTGCCTAGATAACGGGTAACCCCCTTCATTAGCTATATCTTCTTCTGTAATATTAAGTATTGAAAAATAACCAGAAGGTTGTTGTTCAGGAAGGAAAGCATCGAATGTTTTTAATTTTAATATTTCTAATGGAGTTGTTTGAAACGCTAACGGAAGTAATAAAACCGTAAATAAAACTGCGAAAACTATTTTCTTCATCAGCTACCTTGTTTAATTGTTATCGTATTAGCTGAACCACCGTTAACTTTTACGACGTTTTCTACGCCGTTTTGTAAAAGAATTAACGTATACGAACTAGACCCGTCTAAATCAAGTCTAAAGCTATCTCCAACAGCTCTTCGTATACTTATTTGTTGTCCTGTAATAATCGTTGTAATTTGTGTGTCTTTATCCTGACCTATGCCAGTTCCCGCTATTCGTATGCCTGTGGCTAGTTGATTAAGTTGATCTTCATCTTCTCCGATAGCTAACGCATCTATAATTTTTAATAAATCTTCTAAAAAGTTTACGTCAAGATAATTTATATCTAGTTCTGTAAACGTTAGATCAGCTTCATTATCTAAAAAATCTTCCGCTAGAAAATCAACATCCAGGTCTGAAAAATCTAAATAATCTGCTGTGCTTTGTATTTGTGTTTCTTGTATAGAAGCGTCTGTTTCTTTAGGAGGATTAACAATTAACATATTATCTATAAGGTCAAGACTAATATCTAAAATAACAGGTTTTGACGGAGATTGATTAAATGTTATCGCTGTAGTTGCTTGGTAGGGTTGGTTTAAAATAACCTGACCCATAGCTGTTTCTACTAAAATCTCCCCACTTGAATTACCGTATTCGTCAGGTAATAAAATAATAAGTGAAGCACCTGTTTCTGGTGTTGTTGTAATTGTAAAATCAGTCCCCCTTACAAAAACATTTGCACTCGGAGTACTGATATTAATTGCTTTTTTATTATTAAACCTGCCTGTAACAAACCTAGCAGTGCCGCTTGCAAAACGTAATGCCATTTCTGATTTATTAGGGTTTGGATCATAGATATAAGTGTCTATAACTAATTTGCTATGATCCATTACACGAACAATCGTGTCGTCTTCAAAAGTTATAGCGACACGTCCCGCTTCTGTTTTAACGTTATCCATCTGCTGAATCGCAAAAGCTAATTCAGCTCCGTAAGGTTTGTCTCTTACTACTTGCGCGTTACCACGTAACTCACTAATACTGCCTATATCAGCAGCCTGTGCTTGTACCTTGGTCGTTTTGAATGACGCACACAGAGCTAGTAGTAGAACCAACGCTGATAATTTTAAGCCAATCATTGTCTTGTGTACTTTGTTGTTGAATGTTAAAAGTTCTATTGCTACCCGTATGGTCAAGCCAAAAGTAACCGCCTGCATAGCCATCACCATTATAACTAACTGTGTTATCTGAGCCATCAATATCCATATAATTAGTTGCGGCATCTATATCAATCGCAGCAGTTATAGCATTGCTGGATCCATTGATAATCCAGTCTAGATCTAACGAACTAGCTAGTGCAACAGTAGCATGATTTAAAGTAAATACATTGCTGTTACCTGTTACGTCCACATTTACATTAGAACTGTCTGCTCCAAATGTGTTAGTTTTGTCTGTATTCATATTAAACGTATTACTATTGCCATCAAATTCAAAAAATCCAGTATATGAATCAGAAGTGATGTCTCCTAAAAACTTATTACTGTCTCCTATCTGGTTTATGTCAAGAGTCATTGCTGTGCCGTCTAAATCTAGAGCTGTCATACTTCCTGCTGCAGCATCCGCTCCTCCTATAATATTTCCCGAACCTAGTTGTTCTAAATCCATGTTAGAATTAGAACTACCAGAACTTTGGTCAATGAATATTTCGTTATCTGCTCCGTACAACGTCGAAGATAACATTAGTAATAATAAAAGTTTTTTCATTCTTTTATCCTCCAATAATTATTTTCTACACCCTCTTTTATTGTTTCTAATACCGCTGTCTCAATCGCCATTTGTAAGGCGATGCTGGTCGGCTCATTTTTTACCGCACCTCCTTCAATTTCGATTAACTCTGTACTATCCGAAACAAACCTAAATATATCGTTATCTAACGACGCTGACAAAACTGTTTTTGTAACTAAAACTTCTGTTAAAACTCTTCCTGTACTAACGGATACCGTTCTTAAACTTACTGTAATGATGTCTTCCCTGAACTGTCTTGAAATACCTATGCCTAAATTTCTAGCCCCCATGCCTCCAGAACTTATATTAGCTTGATAAGACAAAACACCGCCCGTCATTATCATGTCACCAAACTTAAGCGGCATAAGTTTTTGTTTTTCGTCAAACGTTTCTCTAGTAGAACGTATTAACTGTCTTTCTTTAGTTACTGAATCTAAAGAAACACGTTCTACTACTTCAAAAAATCCAGAATGTTTTAATGCGCGAATAAGGTACGCATGCGGTGCTTGTGTAATTGCTGTGCTAAAAGTAGCGTATTTAGAGTTAGACCTTCTTTGTCCTGTTTCATCTTTAAAATCATTAGCATAAATAGAAACCACAGGTTTTCTATTAGGCTCAGGAATGTTAGCTAAATCAGTATATAGGTCTACAACTTGGGCTCCCTTGACACGCTCAACTGGTGGTAAGTTGTTGGCTAAAGGGTCAATCATTAGCGTACAGCTAGAAAGTAAAACCACCAATGGGGACAACAACTTCTGTAACTGTGCCGTCTTCATCAGTGATAGTGACCTTAACTTCTTCATCTGTTATCTCATACTCTATGGTGTTTCCGTCTAGTTCCATAGAACCGCTTTTATTGGTGTCTTCTCCAAATAATGCCGCTTCTACTTGTCTTGCGATATTTGCATAGATTCTTGAAGTAAGGTTTCTCATGAACCTAGCCTCAACAGTATTGTTTTCTTCTCTTTCTATTTCGTCTTGTAATGCTTTTATTTCTTCTGCTAATGCTTCTTTACGATTTGTTTCTTGATTTTCGATAGTTAGATAATGACTAGACGTACCTACTCCACTAAACGAAGGACTTTTAAATTCATGAACCATTTCGTCAGCTTGTACAGACAAAACGACGAACATAACAATTATCATAGAACTTATAAGCAATATTTCGTCAGGTCGTTTGGGAGCCATTAGTCTTTCCTCTGATCGTCTCTATCAGCTTTAGCAATTTTATTACTATCTATTAATTGAGGCACACCCAGTATTGTTTTTATAAGTGTGTCTTGTCTAATTATTTCATTGTCTAAACT